AATAGAAAAATTCCTTGTTTTTCTGACATAATATTATCCCTTTTTAAGTTTAAAAATCAATTTGCTTTTGTTCATATTCAGAGTTTATATCATCTGAATCATTATTACCGGTATAAGTACCTGTACCAACTGTAAAGTATTCGACTCCACCGGCTTTGTCGTCAATAACAGGGCGTCCGTCTTGGTCGACTTGAAAAGGATATCCCGTTTTGCTATCATATTTTTGCGGATTGAAAATATAGCCTTTCCATTCACAGTACATGATAAACTTCTTTTTGAATGCAGTGGGAGAGATGAATTTCCGTTGTGCGGGATCATACGTGCAAAAAGCATCATACAAATCTTTTCTAGGAAGACGTACATTAAGATGTTCAGCGCAAGAGAAGTACTCATCTGCCCAGGAAATGAGAGTTTCACCCATTTCTTGTCGTAACTTACGCTGTTCTAGTCGTTCGCCTGGCGCCTGTATTACCCCAAAATTGAGATATAGCTGAATGCAGTTAGCTAATAAGTTCCAAGTAAGATTCCATTGATCGAAATCCCACTCAGAAAAGAAAAGAGAGCCGAAATCGTCAACCGGTTTATGATTGTCATTGTAGAAATCGGAAAATGCCAACAACCATTGCCTGTCTTTAAATGAAGAACCGCTACCTTTTAATGCATGATTGGTCGCAATATATATTTTGGGAGAGGCTGAGAAGGGTATAGTAAACCGCCCTTCTCCTTTGTGATTAACACTCCAGTCTCCTGTGATATTAGGAAACAGAAACTCGAAATTGAAATTAAGCAACACATCATCTATAAAAACGATTTTCGTGTTTTCTTGAATATCATTCCAAACAAATTGATCATTGAATATATCTGGTCGTTTTCCTGGAATGTAGACAGTGGGAGTGACATGTCTCATGAGTTCTCCAAGTAAAGATTTACCGGAACGACCATTACTTTCTCCGACTTCGGATTGTTTTCCATCCATGCCAACTACCGCCCTGGCTACATTGTTATCCTTAGCTTCCATTGCTAAAAAACCGATAGCACAGAGCTTACTCAACAGATGCATCTTGTTTTCGGCATTTTCATCCGATTCTACTTCTTGCGCTGGTTTTCGCCATGTGAAATTTGATGCGTTTTGGAGAAATTGAAGAAAATGACATTTTTCCCCTTCCTCAGAAATCTCATAGAAATACTTTCCTTCAGCATCCCGTTTGAATGTAATGAGCGGTTTACCGAGATATTTAGCTTTGATTTGCTTACGTTGTTCTTCCCAGATGTGGTGGGTAATGCTTTCATATCCCATTTCTAACACCTTATCTTTTGTAATGTACCAACAGGCGCTGTCGAAGTAGAAGTATTGGCTTTCCCGGTTAGGTTTTATAAAGTTTGGTTCAATGAAATTCAATAATGATAATTTGTCCGGACCAACATATTGGGATACCCCTTTAATAAGCATTTCATTCACTTCTTTCTTGCAGTAATGTTTTGCGAACTGAAACAAATAGTCACGCGCATCAGAAGCTTCAATCATACGAACGACAGGAGGGTCCAACTGAATAAAACGGAATGACTTGTCTAACATCCTTAGGCGGCCAAATCCTCTGTTTTGCAGGAAATTATGTGAATTGACATAGCAAAACTGGTATTCAATGCGCGTATCTCCTCCTCGAATGTTCTTTTCTACTTCTTCCCAGAATTTTTCATCATCATCGAAAGGTTGTGCTAAGACAACTTTACCACTATCATCGAATTTCCAGCGATATCTTCCGAATACAAATTCCGGAAGATTTTTTAGTACATCTCTATGTCTCTCTGCAAAAGATTCATACGAATGCAAGCACCATAATTCTTGAAGCTTGTGGTCGGTCCAAGTCGTGATCTTAAACATTTCCACGTATTTGCCCAGACCTTTCTTCTCGTTACAGGCTGCTTCTATATCTTTTGCCAATTCTTCCTCATGCCCTTTCAAACTATTGGCTAAAAGGTCATCCAATCCTTTATCTCCTGCTTTATTCTTTTGTATATGGCCAATAAATATTTCAACATAAATATTACGATTTTTCAAGGTACGCATATATTCCTTGAAATTACGGGCTGCAAAGAAAAAACAACTAGGTCGTTTCTCGACTCTGTCATTGAGTCGAATGTTTGTGCTGATATCATCCCAATCAGAGTCGAAGATAAAAGCAACCTCCTTTACTCCACAAGTTGTAATGATCCGAACGATATCTTCAGGGAGCGCACCATTTAGACCGAGATTCTGTATACCGCTAACAGCGATAGACGGAATCCCGTGCTTACAAGCTTTTTCAGCCTTTTTTTCACCTTCCTGAATGTAGAGCCGGTCAAATTGTTGCTTCTCTTTATAAAGCCTCCGCATTCGTTCCGGGATGTAAATAGGGGTGCCGCTTCCAATCGGAGATTTGTATTTGAACGGCTTGCCGTCTTTATCAAGATGTGCGTCAGGAAATTGCCAACGGATTCGATAGTATTCTTTTCGTTCACCAGTCTCTTTTTTACGATGATCTTTCCTGGCATAAGTGACAGGCATTCCTTCAAGATCATAATACTCGATAATAACATCATCACCTCTAGGATCTATGGTTCCATTTTCTGCGAGTGTTCCTGGACGAAAAGTGCGTAATTTGAATATAGATTCGTTTTTTCCTGTTTTATAGACATTTGCTGTGACGTCTTCAAATGTCAAACCCGACTCTGCAAGCATTTTTGCACAGAAACTATTAACATCATTTCCTTTGGCTTTTTTGCTGCCTTGCTTCATCTTTACCGGCTTCTTTTTTTGTTCGGGAACTGCATCCAGTAAAACACTGAATTTGCCGGCCAGATATTCAAGCGCTTCCGGAAACTGTTTTCCTTCTACTCGCATTAAATAATCTAACGCACCGACACCGGCAATTTGATGGCAAGAGAAACAGTTGTAAATATCCTTAGCGGGATTTACACTAAATTTTTTAGATGCCTTGCAATGCGGACAGTCGCAAACGTAACTTGTCCCGGATTTGCGTAGGTTCTGGAAGTCTTGTACCACATTCAATAGATGCCCGGTTGATGCGTCCTTGATGCGTCTTATATCATCATCAGTAAAAAACATAGTTATGGCTTTTTATTAGGTACGTGGAAAACATATTCTTTGAGGTGCAAATGAAGTTGTTTTTTAAGGGTTTCAATGGGACGGGATAAAAGTTGCGTATCTGCCTGCTGAATTATCTCTAAGAGACGTTGAGCTTCTTTTGGCGGAATGTCATTTATAGTGAGTAAACCACGATTATCAATGTCTACGTACATAACATTATCTTTTTTTGCGTCCGCCTACGGCTTTACGGTGATAATTCAACTTATACCGTTGCCGTAGTTTTTCCGCATATTCGGCAGTTGCATCTTTGGGATCAACGAGGACTTGCGTTCGGGCATCTATTCTTAATAATATCTTATTTGATTCCTGCAAGGCAGATTGCTGGCAGAGTGCTGCAACTTCTTCCGGAGCATCTTTTTCAAAAAGATTTATTTTTTCTCTTTTTGCAGGATTGCTGGATGGACTGGGAGAGTGTACAACTTTCATAATTTGCTTTTATAAACCTTTGATTAATTCCTCGATATAGTCTTTTAAATAAGGAGGTACTTCTTTGGTGTTTGCTTTCTCTTTTTCTTGAAACTGATAGTATTCACTTGCTGTTAAAATGATGTTGCGTACCTCTTCAGATTCTTGCATTATCTTTATTACTGCTGGTATGATGTTATAAGGAGAACCTACTACTATTGCTGGGGTGGCAACAAGTTCTTGCTGCTTCTTATATAAGATACAAATTGCACTCATTTCATTTGACTTGAGAATGTTAGAGATGTGAATTGTAGTAGCGAAGATCTGCTCTTTTGTTTCTTTTAAATTTTTCATGACGTTTCTTTTTTTATTAATAATAGAAATGTGGGTATTCGGGAATCGAACCCGTCTGCGGTGAAATGTTGAAAAACCGTTGTGCCTCCTTACACTATTACCCATGTGCCGGGATTCTCACCCGGCAATTTTTGTGTAACAAACCTAACCAGGGGCTGGGTACCCTACATGCCTCCTTGAGCACGGCTTTTAAAAGGTTGATAATTGAAATGATAAACTTCTATTTTTTCATTAAAATAATAATGTATAACTAAAACACCGGGCTTTTCCCGGACGCACTCCTTATGCGTATCTTGATTAAATAATGTATGGTTGATTGATAGAAGTTTCTTGTCTTCTAGCCCTATACTCCGTACGGCTTCTTCGGGAACGTCTGGTAGTATAAGGTGAGTCTGTAGAAATTGAGATTTCTCCACTAATAAAAATACATAGTAGTATGACGGATATTTGTCTTCGAACAAAAGGAGAGAGGTCCAAACTTATATTGTGGTGCGTACAAAACCACCATGCAGAGATTTCATTGATTTTGTTTAATCCTAATTTTTCTTTGACCTTCCGAAGGGTATTGTCTACGGTACGCACGCTAATTTGTAACAGTGAAGCAGTTTCTTTATATGAGCCTCCCCATGCGATACATTCCGTTACTTCATTTTCGCGTTTTGCAAGTATAACATTTAAGTTCATAGTTATATTTCTTCAATAGTCCAACAGTCTGTTATATCATATTTCTTAAAAACATCTGTGATCGCAGAGAATAGAGTCACAGAGATATCAACAATTCCGGCGTTCAGCTTTTTGGAGAAGTACGATCGTGAGGGATTATTTAAAACCTGTATCAAGTCTGACTTGAGTTTGTCTTTATCTTCTAAAGAGACTTGCAGATATCCTTTTTTAAATGAATAGCGTTTTTTCGCTATTGCAGGTGTTCTAGTTTTGTTGTACATTTGTTGCAATAATTTTGAAATCACTGTGCAAATATAGAGCATAAATTCTATATAAGCAAAATAAATTGAGAATATTTTCTATGAGTGAAGAAAGATTTATAGATAGACTGGAGGCTTTTATGAAAGCTGAGGGACTGAATGCTAATAAGGTAACTGTCGCAGCAGAACTTTCTAATGGTTTATTAGGGAAAGCGTTGAAAACGCGAGGATCTATGAACTCTGATAGTGTAGAACGTATTCTATGTGCTTACACAAACTTAAGTGCCGAATGGCTAATGACTGGCAAGGGTACTATGTATGTGAACGATCTGCCTGGAGACACATTTAATATTTCCAATTCACTGAACAATGATAGTTTGGTTTTCTTTTTGCGTGATAGGAATAAAGAACTTGAATGTGAAAACAGGAGATTACTTGTCGAAAACGCATCACTGAAAACTAGATTGGAGTTACTTGATAATTCCGAAGGTAAAACTGGATGAAGATTATTAAAGGGGGGAAATTCCCCGATAAATAGAATAAATTATATGAATTAAATAACTCCCAAAAGCCAGTAAGAGTTTTGATTCCTTTTACATTTGTAGCTCAGTTGTAAGATAAATTCCTGCATATTAGTACTTAAAATAGTACGCCAGGAACCTCAAGAAATCCTTGCAACTAACTGAAATTCAGTAAAAGTTGCAAGGATTTTGCTTTTAGGATTAAAAAGAGGATTAATCTCTAATGAAGTTCTGAATCGCCAGATAGAGCGAATCAAGGAGATAGAATAGTTATTCGCTTGCTCGTTTCAGCCTTTCCAAAATTACCTCAACAATACTGTTTATGCTGTCATCTATCCCGAACTTACATTCTTATAAAGCAACGAAACAAATGGGCATCGTTTTTTTTCATTTGTGTAGCGAAAATTGGTTGAATCTATGAATCGTATAAAAGGTATACTTTATGCAGCGGTATCCTCCTCCACTTTTGGGCTGGCTCCGTTTTTTTCTATCACTTTGCTATTAGCCGGTTTTTCGGCTTTCGAGGTACTTTCTTATCGTTGGGGAGTGGCGTCGATTGTATTGATTGTGTTTGGTTGGTTATCCGGTTGCAATTTTCGATTGGCTGGAAAAGATTGGGGAGTTGTTTTTCTGTTGAGTTTGTTGAGAGCCGTTACTTCATTTAGTTTGATTATTGCTTATCAGAATATAGCTAGCGGAGTGGCTTCTACCATACATTTTATGTATCCGTTGGCTGTTGCTTTGGCAATGATGTTTTTCTTCCGGGAGAAGAAGTCTCTCTTGGTGATACTTGCAGTATTGATGTCTTTGCTGGGAGCAGCTTTACTTTCATTGGGAGAGTTGGAGGCGAAAAGTGGAAATACAATGGTTGGTTTGGTTGCTGCCTGTGTTTCTGTTTTTTCATACGCAGGGTATATTGTTGGAGTGCGGACAACGCGGGCCGTACAAATAAACTCTACGGCATTGACTTGTTATGTTATGGGGTTGGGAACTATTTTTTACCTCATAGGCGCCTATTGTACTTCCGGACTTCAACTTGTGTCGGATGGATATACCTGGCTGATTATTCTTGGGCTGGCATTACCGGCTACGGCTATTTCCAATATAACTTTAGTACAAGCTATTAAATATGCCGGACCTA